CTAAATTTGCTATAGGACCTATGAGAGCAGTAAACACTAAAACCTCCCCTGAGACTTGTGTAGTTGCTTTACATAGTTTCTATAGAACTTGTTACTTATTTTATTTAGTATTTTAAACATACAGAAGTTTATTGAAGCTAACATTTCCATCGTCTCCTTGCTTGTCGCAATCTACTGTTAGGGTTCTTGGCGGCTTTGGGGAATTTTTTCATTTGACCTGCAGATCTAGCACAAAAAGACTTACGTCTCTTTGCGTCTTTGCTCCCCGGCTTTACTTTACCAGTTACAGCAGTCTTGAGTTTACTGCCGGGGTTTTCTTTACGGTACTTAGCAACACCTTTCTTAGTCATGCCTGCACCCTGCTTGGTAGGGCGTTTGTCACCACTCTTAATAGTGTAGCCTTTCATGCTCCCACGTTTCTTGGTCATTGATTACACTTTCTTAATACTGTAACCCATATTTTTAGCCATAGCTCTTAATTGTGCGACAGACATTTTTTTGCCACCTTTAGCACCACCTTTAGATGCCATCTTTGTGCGACCACCACCTGCCATCATCTTCTTGGCTTTGCCACCACCCATCATCATGGTTTTTCTCATACCACCTGCAGCACCACCTTTAGCCATCATTTTCTTTTTGCCACCTGTAGCACCACCTTTAGCCATCATCTTTTTGGTTTTGCCACCACCACGCATCATTTTCTTTTTCTTCATCATTATTCATTCTCCGAGTATAGATTATCAAATGTTATTGCAGGATCAAGATAAGTTTCGTGAATCTCTGCATTGTGTATATACTGGCTCGGTCTAAAGTCTGGTGGACCTTCCCCAGTCTCCCAAAGTGCAGGACTTGTTGCCCTTACTCTGTTGTTTGGCAAAGCAACGATGTTGCCTGTCCAATCTCCTGCGTCTATCAACTGCAATACGTGACTTTGTTTGTGCTGTGCAGGGTCATCTGCTATGTCACTTTCTGTATAATCTACAGTAAATAGATATTGTCCTTTATGAAACTCTCCGTCTATTTTGCAAATCCACGGAGATGAACTAACTCTATCTAATCGTACTACCGAGTGATGATGTGAGCTACAATCCCACGGCTGAGCTAAATGCGTTGGCATTATCTGCGGCCACTCTTCGTACGGTATATCAGCAACCAGTGCTGTTATTGGCATCCTTGCCCACATTGCACCACCGTGTACGTTCGGTTCGTTTTCATCGTCATCACTTTCACATCCTGTAAATACAACTTGAAAACTTAGACATCTGTCTGGTACTGTGTTTACGGCTATTGCTAGTCCGTGTAAATATTCACCATGATACATTTGGTGATTGTGTGTAAATTCTTTTCGCACCCAACACTTAAAGTGTGGTATATTACTTATTAGGTATGACATACGTTACCCTCGCATATATGACATTAACCCCCTTAGAAAGATGAGAGAGCAAGTTGCCCTGCTCTCTCGTAGTAGTTTTATGTTCCAGTAGAAACTGTGGCAGTTTCAACAGGGTTTACAGAAATGTCAGCTAGAACAACGTGTATTCTAAATCTGGCAGCACTTTCACCTGTAGATCCACCATCGATGATTAACGCATCGATTGTATCTGCTGAAGTTAACACTCTAGCATTAGCACCTGAAGCACCCACAGCAGCTTCTAGAAAAGGTGTGAAACCTGCAGCCAATACTGAACCGTCAACAAAACAGTCCACATCGCCACCTGTAAAACCTATATCTAAAGTGATGTCTGAGTTACCTCTAGCTTCTAAAACTTCGAGAACGCCTGCAACGATCATAGTATCAGCAGGAACATCAATCAACTGAATGACATCTCCTCCTGCACCACCATCTGCAGTGTCGTGAACTTTAGATGTCATCACGTAAGGTCTTGCGACCTCTGCAGGATGACCTGCAGTTCCTCCGTTAGGAGTTCTATCTATTGTAGCCATAGTTAATCCTCCCTATTAAGCAAAATCAATAACGCCACGGACTAAGGCTTCTGGTCTAAGAACTTTTCTACCAAAAACGTGTAGTCCTCTAACAACGTCAGAGAATGATTCAGTTGAACGTACCACTTCAGTTTTTGCGATGTGAGACGCTGTAGCACAAGCTGAAATGTGACCTGCTAATATAACATTTTCAGAGCCATCAGTTGCTAGTCCTGACATTGTTATTTGGTCAGTTCCATTTGTGCTGTTTAAAGCAGTAGACTTGTAGCATGTAAATCCTGCAAGTGTACCCGGAGTTGCAAGTCCATTTCTGAGGTTAGAAGATCCGTCACCAGTTACCTGTACTTCTACGATCTTGTTACCTGCTTGAAACATCTTCTCATAGAAGATTGGAGGTGCAACAAACCATCTATTCTCTTCTGGTACAGATTGGTCATCAAGCACTCTTGCCATTTGTAGCATGAGATTGATACCTGCATCATCTGTCTCTACGTTAATAGGAGCAGAAGCTGTACCTAAAGTTGATAGTGTAGTTGTTAAACCACCTGATAAACTTGCATCATCAGCACCTGCAATACCTGCACCGTCTGATAAGGTTTGTAGTATGTTTGCATCATACTTTCTTTTTAACGCAAAAGCACCTGAAGATGTTGATAACGCTTCGAAGTTAATGTGAGATTGTCTCTCTTCGATGTCATCAATCTTAAATGCAAATGCGTTTGCTTGGTCAACGGTCAATGTAATTTGATCGTCTGCTATATTCTGTGTATTTACCACAGAACCTCTAGTGTAACTAGATACACTTATTGTTGGTTCTTTGATAATGTTCACAGTGTCACCGAAGTTTTCAATTTCTCCAAAGTAATCAGTATTCGTAATATCTTCTGCAACCGAAGCACGTCTGAAGAATTTGAGAACTTTCTGGCTAAAAATTTGAGGTGTGAAATTACCTGACGGTAAGTTTCCATAACCTGCTGCTGTTCCGAAAGCCATTTTCTCTCTCCTTTTTTGAGGTTTTAGCTGTTCATATCAATTCGCCCTTCTTGCCGTGCTAAGTCGATTTCGGCTTCCACCTTTTCGAACTCCCACGGTTTAAGCTTGGCGATGTCAGAACCCTTCCAAATCTTTTTAGTTTGATCTTTTGTCGCAACGTCTTTAGGCTGTTGCCTTATCACGGATGCTGCGGCATCGGAGTCTTTAGATCTAGTCGGCTTCTTGTTAGAGATTCCCATCTCTGCTTTGTAAAGGGATATAACTTTACTTGCCCACTTAGCATCAGTGTTGTTCTTGTATATACCATCACTGATTTGTTTAGGCTGTTCGTCTAGCCACCCTAAAAACTTTTCATCGGTTTTGAGATTATCGAAATCAGGATGTAGTCTGAGAAGTTCTTCAAAAGCTTTTTCTTTCTCTAGATCTTTCTCTCGCTTCTTTACTGACTCAATCTCCTCACGGAGTTTTGCAACTTGTGATTCAGTCTGTAGTCCTGAAACTGTTTCAACAACTTCAAAAACATCAGGATATCGTTCTTTGAACTCCTCTAGTTCTTCCATTGTCTTAGGTGCTGCTGCACCTCTAGGCATCTCATATACCCTTTTCTTAACAGCTTCTAGCTCACTTGCAAGTTGTTCACGTTCACCTTTAAACTCGTTGAGTTTTGAATCATAATGTTTTTTTAAATCATCATAACGCTTTTTGTAATCGTGTTCTTCTTGTTGTTTTGCTTCTACAAAACTGGTATCAGAAGGTTTTGGTTTCTCTTGAGTAGCCACTTCTTCTGTGGGGTCTTGAGTTTCTTCTGTAGTTTCTTCTTCATCTTTATAAACATCTTCACGATATTTATTTCGATAAAGATTAGCGTTGTTTGTTACTCCAAATGAATCGTTTGGTTTGTTGGCTCTTACGCCCTTTACTTTTGTTGTTGCCATAGTATTTACCTCATATTGCAGTGCCACTGGCTGTGGGTAGCTGCTTCGGTTTGTCAGGGCCACATGTGTGGGTAGCTGACTAATTTTATAAATGCTATTCTGCCCTTACACTTAGCATGGGAGAAACGCCATTTATTTCTGTTTTCTTGCCCTTGAGTAAGTCTTTTACAACTTGTCTTGCTTGTTTAGTAAACTCCATCCTGTCAGGATATTGTTGTCTCAAGAGCCTTCCAAATTTGTTATTGTTTAAATCTATCTTGTCCTCTTCGGACATGTCACTGCCTTTTTCTCTGCTATCAAAAGCATCTGACATAAACTTGTTGAAAAAACCATCTTCACTTATGTAGCCACTTGTTAAGATGTGACGTAAAGTATCGCCTGCTTTACTTTTTTTACCGTACTTAAAACCTTCTCCAAGACCTTCTTCTATGTTACGTAGATGTCCTGTTAAACGTAGTATCATGGCTCGACTAGCATCTATGCCACCTTCAGAGTAATCAGCACTCCTTATTACGTCACCCTTTTTTTTTTGAATGAAACCCCTTGCTTGTGGTTTTTCATCTTGTTGGGATTCTTCTTGTCTGCGTTGAACTTCTCGTTTACCACGATTGTTTATCTTCTTGAGTCTATCGTAACCTATCTCTTTTGCTATAATAGCAGGTATGTAAACTTCGTTACGAGATACAAGTAATTTAACTTTGTCTGCTATATTTATTTTAGGATTTCCGAAGCGTACGTCAACCCCTTTTTCTTGTAAATTTGTAATAGCTGTGTTTATCATGCGTTGAATGTCTTGTTTTCCTGCTTCTTCTGCAGCAGGTGCGTTGATTATGAAGTCACCATTTCGTGCATCCATAGGTTTGTCGTCAGCTATTTCTTGTTGTTTTGTGGCGTTAGGATCAGGTGCTATGAATCCGGGTTCTTTTACAGTTACCTGATTACTGGCAACATCACCCTCTCGCATGCCGATACGACCTCCCATTGCAGTGGCGTAGCCACCTTGACCTCCCACATCTCCCATAGAAGAGGAAGCATCATTACTAGGACTATCATTATTATCATCACTGTCATCATCTGTAAAAAATCCTGCAGATGTAGGTGCTGTTGTACTTAACTGAGCAGTAGTAGTTGTATAAGTTTGCTCATCTATTTGATCGTCTTTTATATCACCAGAATCATCTGATTGTTGCTGTTGCTGTTGTTGCTGTTGTTTTCTATTTCTAGCGTCAGTCAACATTTGTGTAAGATTTTTACCCTTAATATCTCTGCCAGTAAATGATCGTCTATTTCTTACATCTGTAAGTGCATTTCTTACTTCGTCAACACTTAATCCCCACTCTTCAGCCAACTTTTCAGCATCTTTCATGCTACCCATTCCTGCAGAACCAAATTTAACTGAATGATGATAGCCAAACTCATCGTAACCTGATAGACTTTTTTTACCAGTTCCAGTGCTTACTAATGATTCAGAATTACTAGGGTTTGTTGGATCAAATCCTATAGGTCTGTATCCTCTTTTTAGAGCTTCTATTCGTTTTGCAGTTTCTTGGTCTATGCCTATCATACCTGCACCATTATATATCCTACTACCTACATCTCTATATATAGCACTGCCTGCATTTCTAGAGTTTGCACTAAATCCGTAGTCTTGAGTTCTTGCATAATCTTCTAAACTACCTACTCTTTCTGTAGGGCCTATTCCACTTTCATAAGTTGCTTTTACTTTGGAATAAGCTTCTTTATTTTTATTATAACTATTTAACCTCATAGACTCACTAAAATCTTGAACTACGCCCGGAAAACCAGTCGGTTTAAATTCTTCAACACCAAACATATTTTTTTGAGACTTACCTCCAACCATTGATGCTCCCAATTCAGTAGCCAAACCTGCAAATCCAAATACTGCACTTAATCCTTTTGTTGCACCATATCTTTGAAGTTGTTCTTTAGAAGGTGCTTCTATAGATTTTATTCCAAACTTACTCAAGTCAGATTTATCTTCTTTTCCTATACTAGATAAATGATCTTCATAAGATCTTGGTAAATTTGTGTTGACGACACTGTCTATGTCGTATTGAAAATCAAGAATGTCTGCAGTAATATTTTGATCACTGTCTTTCGGTTCAGTAATGATGTTTGGTGCAACATAGGTATCATCCTTGTCATCATTTTTATCATCCTCATCATCGCCTGCATCTATACCTGTCGTACCTAACGTTTGACTGTAAAAGTCAACTAATCTGTTCTGGTACTCATCAGGTGTAAGAATAGTTTTTGTATCTTGATTTTCTGCTTCTTCAGCCATTCCTCGTAATCCTCTCGTGATTATTCTTCAGGTCTAGGAGCATTTCCAGTAAAGCCAGTTTCCCCTGCAGTTGGCGTAGCTCCGACTCCGATTGTGCCGTTACCAGACCCTTGACTGTCAGTTCCTTCAGGTTGTTGAGATACTCCACTAGGTTGTTCCATTCCTTGCTGTTGACCACTGGCGACAGCATTTTCGCCTGCTCCTTGTTGTACATTAGCCATCATTCCTTTTAACATTTCAGCGTATAGTTGTGCTTCGTTTTGATCGTTGACCAACGTGTCAGGATCAATATCCTGTGCAATCGCAAGTTCTTTTATCAAGTTTGGTATCTTTATAAAAGGTGCAAGCATAGGGTTAGATACAGTTTGAAGCAACGCAGTCAGTCTTTGTGTTCGTACTTCTTTTTGCATAACTGCTGCAACTCCACGAGGTTTTATTTCTAGATCCCCTTTGATCTCCCCTAAGTCATCATTAAACTGCATGTTCCACTGAAACAAAGATTCGCCCAATGGCTTGAGTAAATGATCGTCTATATTCTTTATGACTGTTTTCATAGCCAGTCCTGCCGATCCCATCAACATAGATAATCCTGCAGCAGTTCTACCAGTACCAGTCACACCTGTCTGTCCGTGTAATATAGATGGTATTCCTGTATCTTCATCTGCAAGTTGCCGTGATATCTGATACATCTGTATGTTCTCTGGTGCAGTGTTTGGAAACTTTAGTCCGTTGATTGCTGTGCCAGTTACACCAGACTGTCGTCTAAATATTTTACCGGGGAATATATCCATGTTTTGACCGGGTACTAAGCTTGCTTCGTCTACATCAAATACAAGATTACCTGCAAGTGCTAAGTTATCGATAGCCATACGATAATGTCCGTTCATCAACTTCTGTGAGTAGTCCATGTTTTCTGCAACACCCACACCCCATATTTGATAAGGATCTATTTCAAATGGAAATGCTTGGAATGGTAGTCGTGCAGGTGTAAATGGGTTTGCAACACATCTAATAACCATACCACCACATACCCAAACGTTAACTTGCAGTTGATCAAACTCTGACATTTCATTGGCATTTTCCATACCAACTTCGCTTGCATACTTTTTGTCAATAACACCCCAATACTCAAGAACTTCATATCTGTTTTCTTGATAGTAAGGCTCGGTGTCATCTTCTCGTATTGTATCCTCGTAATATTTATCTTCGTAGTTAGGGCCTTTTGCAAGACACTCCTCAATAGCTGACGCATCGAAATACGGTCGTTTAACTAAACCACGAAGCTGTTGTCTGTTCATACGATGTCGTTGTATAATATACTCACAGTCATCTATACTTGTTGCAGATGGATCAGGATGAAAATCCCAAAGTGAAACATACTCAATACGTGGCATAACTTTTTCATAAGGACTGTATTCTTTTTGTCCAGTATCAGGATTCATCTCCCAGTTGTGAACACGTTTGTAAAAGTTTAACGGACCTTTGACTACACCAGTTCCAAGCAATGATGATTCAAATATAGCTTTACGAAAAACATTAACTGCGTTACTATCCATAAGTTGATCATGAATACACTTCTCCATGTTCATAGCCATCTTTTGTGCAGGCTTAACTTGTGGTTCACCAAGTCGTGCAGGACCTGATGCTAACATGTCAGGAAACTCATTGCCGTATGTTCCTAACTTGTGAGGTTCACTTGCCTGCATAGCTCCGGGAGGTAGTTCTCTACCATCACCTTCAAAACCATACGGATCAGATGGTTGTTCATTCTCATCTAGTGGTGTTTTCATGTGAGCAAACTCTTCAATACCTTCAGGCATTGGAGTTGGTTCTACCACCAATGGGAACTTCTTATTACTAAAAAGTATATCAACTATTTGTCCATACGCAGCCAGAACTTTAGTTTTGGTTATTTTTATAAATACTCTAGATCTTTCTGAATCACGATATTGAGTCGTGGAATCGTAAATACCTTTAAAGTTTTTATAAGCTTGTAACCATTTTAGTTCGTGAGAACGTCTACCGTTTTCTGCATCTTCAAACTTAGTTTTGACGTAGCCTGCCAATCCGGGCATCTGCTCTTCAGGATTTTGGATAGGTACAGGTGTATCATCGTCAGGTTGAAGAAAACTTTCGTCAGCCATGATTCACTCTTACGTTATATTAATTAAATCCACCAGTGTAGTTTCTGTCGTCAGCCATATTGAATAGTGAAGCTTCGACAGTTGGCTTTGTTTGTTTCTTTGGCATGTCTACTTGTAAAGCATCTGGATTTACTTCAGTTGTAAATTCCATACCTTCTCTGTATAACTGCTGTGAACCTTCTGGGTTGTCGATAGTTACTTTATCTGAACCCATTATGTAGGCTGCACCGTAGTTGTAGTTGCCTGTTGTTTTATTAGCCATTACTATCTCCCTTGTTGTAATGATTGCATTTGTTCTTCCAACGTAAGTTGGCTCTTTCTTTCAGCTTCTGATCTGAAATCTTTACTTAAATCTTTTAATCGTTCTACTTCTTCAGTTTTTCCTATCGCTCCTATAAAACCTTCATCACGAACATCTCTAGCAAACTTAGCAGCCATATCTGCATCAGTAGCTGATATAGGAAGAAACTCACTTCCTGCATATCCTAACGCTTCACCAGTTGATGCACCTGCTTGTTTTTTTTCTGCATACACAATACCTGCAGCAACAAATGGTAATTTTTTAATTACTTCTTTCCCTACAGTCTTTAACGTACCCCCTGCTTCTTGAAACCATTTTTTTGTTGCATCACTTGCATCTTCGATTGTTGCTACAGGTTTATCATCTAATACTGTATAGTCACCTTCTATGAAATTAGTATCAGTGGTCTGAACTAACTTTGTTCCTTGACCGTACGTTCCTTTAAATACATCTGTTTTAGATTCTACAAATTCTACAGGTTGATTTGGACTAAATATATCTCTGTTACGAGATAAAAATTTCTTATCTTTTTCTGCAGCATCCATACCTCCCGGAACGACTCTACTGTATTCTTGATACATGTAGTCAGTAAGTTTGTTGGCATCAAGAGCTGCCCCTTTTGGGTTAAACACGCCCGGACTTACGCCTATATAACGTGCTTGTTCTCCACCACTACCTACAACTCTACCAGTTAACATGGCAGCTTTTTCAATAGGAACTTGTAAAAAAGCTAAAGTTGTTGCGTGTAATCTTCTTAAATCGTAAGCTGTTAAATTAGCAGATGATTTAGGAGTAACTCCTGTTACATCTACTTTCAAACCTTCAGGTATAAGATTTGCTTTTTGCATCTTTTTAAGTAAACCTGTAATGTCTTTATCATCGATGGGTTTTATTTGTTTACCTGATTTTTTTTGAAAAATAAACTGTTGACCACCAAATTTATTTTCATTAAACATTTCTTGACTTTGAAGAACTGCCATAGCTCTTCTTGTCAATGGTACATTTATAGGTGATCCTTTTGCACCTAACTGACTTCCTGATATAAAGATACCATGAGGACCTCCACGAACTTGTGGATTTCGTATATTTAATGGAGTTAAACCACCTGCAGCGTTCGGTCTAAAACCTGTATAAAGTTGAAATAATAGTGCATTTGCTACAGGTTTTGAGTCAGGATTATTTTTTACATACTCCACTAAGTTAGCGTGAAAAGATCCTAATCTCTCTGGATTGTACCCAAACTTTGATGTGTATTTTACACCCTTTTCAGGTCTTGCAACAGTGTCAGTTAGTTTTGTATACTCTTCATTAAATCTAAGTCTGTTAATCTGTCTAAATACATTTGACTCAAGACTAGCTATTGCACTGTAATAACCACCTCTACTTTTTTCACCTACAGAATTAAGAACTTTTATTAAAGGATTATCTGCGTCTCCCCAGTGTCCATCAAATAATTCAGTGACTGGATTATCAAGGTATGTTTGTAAAGCTTTTGATTTAAATAGCTTATCTTCAAAGCCTGTAAGCTTCGACCCTTTCGCACGAGATGCTTCAGCGTAATCGCCTATTACTTGTCTTAATGTTGTTTCTTTGGGATTGAAGTCTGCCATTACAGCAGCCTTACTACCTCCACCTGCTACTTGAGCCATTTATTAGTATCCAAATGTTTGGTCTTGCATTTGATAGACCTGATTCTTGATGCCACCAAGCGTTTTATGAATCGACACATATCCTGTCATCCTTGTCATTAACATATATCGCAGTGCA